TTCAAGTGTTAACTATGGATAACGATAAGATGTTAAATGCTGATGGTGTTGAAGATGAAACAGTAGGTCAACAGTGGTTAGAAACACATAACAACTGGCCTGCACAAATGTGGATTCAAACATCTTACAATACATCAGGTAATGCACATAACTCTGGTGATAACTCAAAAGCATTTAGAGGAAATTACGCAGGAATAGGTTATGAGTGGGACGAGGATAATAATATCTTTTGGCCTAAAAAACCATATGCTTCTTGGGTAAAAGATACTACAACTGCAAATTGGAAATCACCAATTGGTGATGCTCCTGCTTTAACTGCAGAACAACAAGCACAAAATGACAGTGCCGTGTATGATGATCAAGGAAATGAAACTACACCTGCTACTAATCATTGGATGTATATTTGGAATGAAGACAATCAGTCTTGGGACTTGACAGACACATTAGCATAATTTATATCTGGTGGTGGTATGCAAAAGAAAGTATTATCTGAACAAACTTTATATTATGGTGATGTGGCAATGCCTAAAGATTGGGACATTGACCGAGATAAATTATCAGGCGACATTCTACAATCAGTAATTCAAAACAAAGATTTTCCGTTTTCAAAAACTTGGGATATGTTAAATACATATATAAGAGATCATATAAATTTAGAGTATGGTTTTACTTTAATTAACAAAGAAACGTGGGGCAATATCTATAAACCTGCGGAAACTACAATTCCATTATTAAATATAGACCCGGTAGATTTACGAAACTCACCAGACTTTACATTATTATATGGTGTAAAGGTCAAAGACTGTATAATCAGAATACATTATGAAGATAATAGACGTAAAGGAAGATCTTGGGACATATCTTTAGAAAATAATAAATTTATAATGTTTCCATCAACTAATATGTATTACTTAACTAATAATCAAAAGGATAGTTTAAATTTTGTACAGACAATAACTTATGAATATATCTAATCACTACTGGTATTTTAGTGGTGTGCTTACACCTAAATTCTGCGATGATGTAATACAATACGCATTGCAACAGAAAGAAACAATGGCAATTACTGGTGGTTATGGAAGAGAAAGAGATCTAAATAAAAAACCATTAAACAAAGAAGAAGTAAAGGATTTAAAAAGAAAAAGAAATTCTGATTTAGTATGGCTCAATGATACTTGGATATACAAAGAATTACATCCATATGTGCATAAAGCAAATGCAATGGCTGGTTGGAATTTTGATTGGGAAAGAAGTGAGTCTTGTCAATTTACAAAATATAAATTAAACCAATATTATGATTGGCATTGTGATAGTTGGGATAAACCATATGATCGTAAAGATGTTAATCATCCTGAACACGGCAGAATTAGAAAGTTATCTATGACTTGTCAATTAACAGATGGTTCAGAGTATAAAGGCGGTGAATTAGAATTTGATTTTAGAAACTATGATCCACATATGAGAGACGAATCAATACATAGAGTGCAGTGTAAAGAAATATTACCTAAAGGATCTATCATTGTATTTCCTAGTTTTGTGTGGCATAGAGTTAAACCAGTAACATCGGGCACAAGATATAGTCTTGTGGTATGGCATTTAGGGAGGCCTTTTAGATAATGTTTATAAATACATATTTTCCAACTGTAATATGGAATGAAGAAAAACCAGAATTTGTTAAATCATTAAACAAAGCAAGTAACAAATATATTAGTGATGCTCGTAAAAGAGAAAAAGATTATATAAAAAAACACGGTGACTTTGGAAGATCCTATCATTCAACACCACTTACAGCTGATAATGATTTTTTAGATTTTAGAAATTACATTGGACAAAAGTCTTGGGAGTATTTAGACCATCAGGGTTATGATATGTCTAAATATACAACTATGTTTAGTGAGTTGTGGGTTCAAGAGTTTGCTAAAAAAGGTGGCGGCCATCACTCTGCACACATACATTGGAATCAACACGTATCAGGTTTTTATTTTTTAAAGTGTAGTGATAAAACTTCTTATCCTATATTTCACGAACCAAAGACTGGTGCAAGAACAACTAAACTACATATGAAACCAAACTTAAAAGGTGTATGGGCAGGTCACGAACAATTTCATTTTAGACCAAAACCCGGAACATTAGTTATATTTCCTGGTTTTTTAGAACATGAGTTTGCTGTTGATCATGGTAAAGAACCTTTTAGATTTATACATTGGAACATACAAGCTGTTCCAAAAGAAATGGCTAAAGATGTCATTTAAAAAAAATAAATACACAGTTATTCGTCAAGCAATATCAAAAGACCTAGCAGCCTTTGTTGCAAACTATTTTTTAATGCAAAAGCAAGTTTACGATACTTGTAGAAAAGCAAGGTATTTTTCGCCGTTTGAAACAATTATTGGATACTATGAAAGTGAGAATGAACAGATACCAAACACATATTCTCAATATGCTAATATGGCAATGGAAACTTTATTACTTAAGTGTCAACCAGGTATGGAAAAAGCTACAGGATTAAAATTATATCCAGCTTATACATACGCGAGAATATACAAAAAAGGTGATGAATTAAAAAGACACAAAGATAGATTCTCTTGCGAGATATCTACGACTATGAATCTTGGTGGTGATGATTGGCCCATATATCTAAGTCCAAATGAGAATGTAGGTGCACCAGATGGTAAGAATATTACAGCGGCTAGTAAGGCGAAAGGAGTTAGAGTAGATTTAAAACCTGGAGATATGTTGGTTTACAGAGGTGTAGAGCTAGAACATTGGAGAGAAAAATTTAAAGGCAAAGAATGCGTACAGGTTTTTCTGCATTATAACAATCGTAAAACACCAGGGGCTAAAGATAATATGTTCGACAAGCGTCCACATTTAGGTCTTCCTTCTTGGTTTAAACGATGATATAATCCTTAAATGGGGGCAGTACACCACCACATACCTACTGTCCCCTTTTAAGGAATTTTATGAGTTTAGGATTTGACGCAATATCAGCATTACCATTTGCTACATCAGGACCCGATTCAGATGTAAATGTATTGGTAACTGGCAATCAGGTAACTATTAGCATTGGAAGTGCTGGAGTTATCGCAGACTCTGTTACAGAAAATTTAACACCAAGTCAGGTAACTTTAGGTCTTGGAACTTTAAGTATTACAGCTGACGCTAATCACACTCTTACTGGATCTCAAGTAACTTTAAATGTTGGTAATATTAGTATAAGCACAGATGTTACTGTTTTACCTTCAGGTGTTGACTTGACCTTGGCTACAGGAAATGTTACAATTACTGCTGACGCAGGAGTAAGTCCTACAGGTTCTCAATTAACATTAGACACAGTAGAACCAGGAGTTATTACGTGGAATGATATAGTACCAGGAGCAACAATGGTTTGGACACCAATAAAACCTTATTAATATGGCATCAACATTTTCATCAGATTTATCATTAGAACTTGTAGCAACCGGCGAAAAAGCAGGTTTATGGGGAGCTATTACAAATACTAATTTACAATTATTACAAACAGCAACATCAGGTTATGTAGAAGTAACTTTAAGCTCTGGTAATGTTAACTTAGATTTATCAGATGGATCGGCGACCGCGAATGGTAAAAACCTTTACATTAAAGTTACGGGAACTTTATCTGGTAACGCAAGTTTAACAATGCCTGCAAGTACATCTGGTGGTAATGCTAACAGAGTTTTTTTTGTAGAAGATGGAACCACTAGAGGAGGAGCTGGCGACAGCTACACTGTAACTTTATTAACAACAGGTCAAAGCGCATCTACACAAGTGCCTCTTCCAGAAGGTGCAAAAGTTTTAGTTTATTCTAGAGGTAGTGTTCCAGCTACAACTTTAGCTATGATGGAAAAAGGATTTACAGAAGTAACCGCAGCTAGCAAAACAACATACACAGCAGTTGCTGGAGATCAAATCGGTGTTGATACCGTTGCTAACATTGTAACAATTACACTGCCTGCATCGCCATCACAAGGTGATGAAGTAACTATTATGGATGTATCTGCATCTAATGGTTTTGGAACTAACAAATGTGTTGTTGCAAGAAATGGATCAAATATTCAAGGTGGCACATCTGATTTAGATTTAACTACAAACAATCAATGTGTAACACTAATCTTTACAACTGCCACAAAAGGCTGGCAAATAAAAACTAATAGTACATCATAGGAGTAAAGCATGCTTACTAAAATTAAGTTTGCTCCTGGTATTGACAAACAAGACACTGCTGTTGGAGCAGAGGGTCGTTGGGTTGATTCTGATAATGTTAGATTTAGATATGGCCTCCCTGAAAAAGTAGGTGGTTGGCAATCATTACTTAATGACTCTATTGTTGGTGTTGCTAGAAAACAACATGCTTTTGTAGATACTGAAGGTAATAGATATGTTGCACTTGGCACCGATAAATTTTTATTATTATATTTTGAAGGTCAACTTTTTGACATTACTCCTTTTAGATGTAACAACGCAGGGGTTGTAGATAGTTTTACTAGTTCAACATTAGCAACAAATAGTACATCAGTTAAAACTTGTACAATCACAACAAGCACCGATCACGATTTATCTGTTGGAGATATTATAGAATTATCATCTGTTACTTTACCAAGTGGAACAGGATTAAATGCAAGTGATTTTGAAGATAAATTATTTCAAGTGTTAACCATTCCAACTCCTACAACATTTACAATCAATTCTTTAAATCAAGCATCCGCAGTTATATCAACAGGTGGTAGTATGACTGTTAAAGTTTATCAACCTGTTGGCCCTGCAGCACAATCTTACGGTTATGGTTTTGGTATTGGAAACTATGGTGGTACAATTACTGGTGCTTTAACAACAACTCTTAATGGAGGATTGCTTGCAGATACGGCTGGTACAGGTGGATCGGGGACAGCGATAACTTTAACATCAACAACTGGTCTTCCAACAACAGGTACAATAGCTGTTGCTAATGAATTAATTACATATACAGGTATAGCTGGATCTGACATAACAGGTATTACTAGAGGAGCGTTAGGTACAGCAACATTTGGTACATCAAATGGACAAGCTCACAGCACTGGTGCAACCGTTACAAACGCTACAAATTTTTCTGGATTTGGCAGTGCAGTTGAAGCATCATCCGTAACACTAGAACCAGGACTTTGGTCATTAAGTAATTTTGGAGAAGTATTAGTTGCAACTATTGCAAATGGTAAAACTTTTACTTGGAATGCTGGTATTACAGCAAGACTTACAACAAGAGCTTCTATGGTAACATCTGGGTTTGAAACAAGAATAGATGCTGCAACAGATACTGGTAACCCTACAGCTACTAGAGTTACATTGATATCACCAACGACAAGACACTTAATTCATCTTGGAACAGAAACAACTATTGGAAGTCCTGATACACAAGATGATATGTTTATAAGATTCTCTGAAGACGAAAATATAAATAAATATACACCACAAGCAACTAACACTGCTGGCACACAAAGACTACAAGACGGCACAAAAATTATGGGCGGCTTGGTTGCAAAAGAAAATATTCTAATTTGGACTGACAACGCATTATATACCATGAAATTTGTTGGAGCTCCATTTACGTTTGGTTTTGAACAAGTTGGTACAAACTGTGGATTGATTGGTAAGAACGCAGCAATAGAAATTGATGGTGTTGCCTATTGGATGGGTAATAATGGATTCTTTTCTTTTGATGGTACAGTTAATACTTTACCATGTAGTGTTGAAGATTTTGTTTATGATGACTGTAATACTACAAAAGGTCAACAAATAAATGCAGGTATTAATAATTTATTTACGGAAGTAATTTGGTGGTATCCAACTCAAAGTTCAGATTTTAATGATAGATATGTTGTTTATAATTATGGTCAAGACAATGCAAGATTACCTATGGGTAATTGGTACACAGGCACAAACACAAATTCAATTAGAACAAGTTGGATTGATTCATTAGTATATCCTAAACCATATGCCACCGCTTACAATAGTTCTAACACAGGAACCTTTCCGTCAGTCATTGGTGAAACAGGTTTAGGTCAAACTGTATTTTTTGAACATGAGATAGGAACTGATCAAGTAAATCCAGATGGTAGTGTAACTGCTTTAACATCTTTTATTAAATCATTTAGTTTTTCTTTACAAAAAGATCAGAGTGAAATATTTTTAGCTATGAGAAGATTTTTACCAAACTTTAAAGTATTAACAGGTAACAATCAAATTACATTAGCTATTAAAGATTTCCCTGCTGATAGTGATACTCAAACTTCATTAAGTCCTTTTACAATTACATCTAGCACAACTAAAGTTGATACTCGTGCAAGGGGACGATATGCCAATATAAAGATAGAAAATACTGGTGTAGGTGAGTCATGGCGATTTGGTACATTTCAAGTAGATTTACAACCTGATGGAAGGAGAGGGTAATGGC